TCCATGAGTTTCAACTCGACTGTATAGAAGTAAGGTATTACCTTTTAGATCTAATGATAAATTTTTGATAAAATTATTTCTTCTTTCATTCTGTATGATAAATTGAACTTCATCTTCATATGTATCAAACTTTTGTGGATCATGTTTAATAAGTAAAATTTTAATATTTAACTTAGCTAAATGACCTTTTTCTATTAATTGATCAGTACGAATAATTTTGTAAGCAGGGCCAAATAATCCTTCAAGAACCCATTTATGTGTTTGAGTTCCATCTAAAGTTCCTGTAAATCCAAACCTGTATTTGGCATCATGCAACTTGGTCATGATACGAATTAAAGATTTAGATTTAAATAAATGAGCTTCATCTCCTATGACACATCCATACTTTTTAAAGAATGAATGTTCTAATTTATAGATTGATTGCCATGTAGTAATTGTTACTGGTTTATTTGTATCTTTATCTTTCCCTGCATATATTCGATGACAGTGTTCATCTGAGTTCCATCCGTAATCAATAAAATCTTTATACATTTGTTCTACCAAAGAAGTGGTAGGAACAACAAGTAAAACATCATGACCTTTATCTACCATATATCTCGTAATGGTATAAATCATTAATGATTTTCCAGAAGCTGTAGGTGATATTAATAACTTACGATTGTATTTGAGTGCATCAAACACTCCTTGTATTTGATATGGTCTTGGTTCATATCGAGTGATCTTATTCATATAGTCTTTTACACCTTCTAGAGAAATAAATCCATTCTCTTCAAAAGGTGTGCCATAAAAATCACTATTCACAAATTCATACTGATAATCTGATTTCTCACAAAAAGAAATAATTTTATCTAATAATCCAACATAGATCTCTCCATTAGATTGATTAAATAATCTAATTTTTCCATCCCAATATTTATTACGATATTGAGGCATAAACTTGGCGCCAGGCACTTCAAAAGTAAATATATCTGATAGTTCACAGAATATATGTGGCTCCTTAGAATCTATTTTAAGAAAAACTTCATTCTTTTTGGATATAGTCAAATCCATGAAATATATCCTCAACTAGAATATATTTATTCCTCTTCTGCAGTTGTTTTTATTGCACCAACATTAACTTTATTATTAATGGCTAATAAGTGATGACCTAATCGAGCATCCCATTCTACATCATCGATTGTATTTCCGTTCCAAGGGACATTAATTTGTCTATAATGTGTAACACCTGTACCTACAACGTATGAAACTGTTGTTGAAATTGTTCCAACTTTTATATCTGATAGTGCTGGTGCAGAATATGTTGTTATACCAGCTACATAATCAGCAGCGTTTGTACTTATCATTTTTAATAAAAAATCGTAATACTATTTAGTCGTAACCACGAATAAATTTTTGCCACTCAATGGCATTTTTTATCTGATATGTTCTGTTCTGAACTATCTTGATTATACTTTCTATGTAATCAATCATAGTATCGTAATACTCTACTTTGAGTTCTACAGATGATAATCTCTCATCAGAATCTAGATATCTTTGTATTGCATCTTTCTCTCTGACTTTATATGGAAAGGGATCTTTCTCATATATTTCTGGTTCAGCCTTTCCAGAATAATATAGGTATCTTTCTTGATATGTTTTTTGGTATGTCTTCTTTGCTTTGGCTCTGAGAAGTCTTAGATCGTTAAAAAGTTGATAGTATTTTGCATGTAATGTAGGAACCACTAAAGAAGCGGTATGTAATTCATCAGGATCTATGACGGAATCTTTTTCCCACATAGACTGAATTGTTTCAAGGTTCATACTTCTTTGAAGTTTTTATCGAGTAATTGGAAAATTTGATATTTGAATACTACTTGTGCTTGGAAGTAGTTGATGTCTGTGTTAGATGCATCAAACTCTAAGGTTGATAAACTAACAGGAAACATTGATTCTATTTTAACATAAGATTGCGGTCTTAGGTTACTATTCAGTATTTGTAACGTACCATCTGAAAACTCAGCATAAGGATTATCTCTATCTCCTATCTCTGGATGATAAACATCCTCTAACTTCATGTCTGTAAAATCTCTTTGACTATTAGGGTATCCTAAACCTATCATCCATTTGTAGATTTGTTTATAATTTTCTAATTCCTCATCTACAACAAATGACACACGAAAATCATCATAAACTATTTTATCGCCTGGGATATCAAGATCCTTATATGGATTTGGTTGAACAGCTGTACCTAAAGTTATGCCTGGCAAATTTGCTTGTGTTGCAAGAAAATCTACCTTTGGGCATTTATTAATCTTTAATTTGAAACCAACAGGAGATAGAAAGTTTCTATTCGATACCTGTCTTAGGGCTGGATTTATAGCCATTTATTTTACATCTTTATCTTTATTTATCTAATACTAACAATTTTTACTCATACTCTCTGACATTGTTCCTCCAATCTCTGCACCCTGATTACCACCAAACATTGCTACCCAACCAGCAGCCAACCAGCCAACAAAAGGAATCCCACTAACGGTAGGAGCGGCAGCAGCACCAATACTAGTGCCAACCAAACGTCCCGCATTTTCACCTCCTCCGATTGATTTAATGCAAGCTTCACTTTTGTTACTAGCGACAGAATCGCCACCTCCTTTTACTTGCCATTCTTTTTGAATATGAACATCACCATCCATTGTGTATTCTTCTGTAATTTCTTTGATTTCGTTTGATAATCCTAAGAATCCACCTTTCTCTTTGATTGTAGTGGTTTTAAACATTGTCTTTGGATCATTGCCAACATAACTTATTTTATATCCATCTTCATTGACTGATGCAACATAAGAACTATATGGGCCTACTGGAATGTTTAATGAGGGTAATTTACTACTATTTCCTCTTGTAGTTAATAATCCTATCATTCCAATATGAGAAACTCCAACAATAGCTCCTAAACTTATTCCTATCCACTTATTCATTTTATTAGATATAGTGTACCATTTATAATATAACATAAAAAAAGAGACCCGTCAAGGGCCTCTTTTTAAAATATGTAATATCCGAATTACATGAGGTTAGTAACTTTAACTCTTCTGTAGTAACGGTTTGCGTTCTTTGTAAGAGCACCAAGTCCTTGAGTTGTTCCCTCTGCGAATGGGTTTGCGACCATACCATATCTGGTCTTAAATCCAATCTTGGGCTGGAAACTATTCTCACCCACTGCACGAACCATCTGTAGTGGAACGTAAGGGCAGTAGAATATTCCTGCGTCATATGGAGAAGAACCTTTGTATCCTACAACATAGAAGTGGTTTGCTTCACCACCACCAGAAGCAGCATAAGGATCGATGTATACTCTGTACTTACCATTGATTGTACCAGCAAATGTATTACCAGTGTCATCAACGTT